TGGCTTGTCATACTTATCAACCTCAACACCCATCTTGATTTCATTACCGGTTTTAGGATTATGCTTGTTTAAATCTTCATCTAAGTGATCTGCTTCTAAAAACTGTATTTGAAAGCCAAAAGGTGAATCCTCTTTCTTGAGTTTTCTAATTAAGACCTCACCATCCCTTGCTAGTGCTTCAATAGCTATTTTTTGACAATCTAGAAACGATAATCTGCCATTAGCTGTGCAATTACCCATTTTTGACCATTGTTTCCATGCATCTTCAATAAGTTTATTGGCTCGTATATCTAACTTGCCTTGATTTACTTCATCATCAAGTCTTACCTTTGCACTAAGCCTAATACCTGCTTTACCTATTACATTTGAGACCATTAGGTTCAAATATCTTGCAATATGTGAGTCATTTCTAGCTAATTCTCTAGCTCTATCTCTTAAAACTCTTATATTGTCTTTAATTTCTGCATCTGCTGATGCTGAACTTGTTATAAAGTCTGCAAAAAGTCTACCAGTGTTTGCACCTGCATAGCTTCTTTGTGTTTTAAATTTACGTTTAACTGTTGGTCTTTTAGAACCAAAGTTGAATACTCTGTTATACCATGCCATTTTATGTGTAACTTGTAGGGTTGATTGAATTTGATGTGCCAAATTTGGTTAATATAGTATTACCTGAACTTTGACCATTTTTTATTTTAGCTTTTTTAACTTCTCTATCGAATTCTGCTTGATATCTATCTTTTAAGGTAAAAAGCTCATCTATAGACATCCTTGATAGTGATCTACCAGCAATAGACATAGAACTTTGATCCATAGTAGCTCTATTCTCTATAACTGCTTTTACTGCATCTAATACTATTTTTGCATGGCTTCTAACTGATGCATTTGTTGTTGCATAGTTTTCTTGAATTTGTGTGTAACCTTCAGATAGTTTAATTCTTGCATTGTCTGATGTTCTTGTAATGTATTCTACCCAGTTATATTCGCCTTTTGTGTAACTACCAGTATTGCTTGTAGCAACTATATATTCATCATTTGCTTCAGTTGTTCCTATTGTAAAATTAACAGCAGTTGCACCATCAATTAAATTAAATTCATAAGATAATGAATAATCAGCAGTAGGATAATCAGTTGCTAAGTTATCTTTTTTCCATGCCCAAAAATCACCAATCTGCAATAGATCAGGCACGTTAGTTGGATAGTTAGTTGAATCAAATTTGTTGCTCAAGCAATAAACCTCATAATAATTAGATATGTCTAATCTTATATTACTTGAATAAACCTTTTTTGCAATATAGTAAAAGGATTATTTAATATTTCCACGATGTAGCAAAATTCTTTCTATTTATACCTTTTTTAACTCTTTTGACTCTATTTGGGTCAGGCTCTTGTGCATTACCTGTTAATAACCTTTGTTCAATCAGATCAAAGTTAGGATTTAAGATATATGCTGCAGCTAGTGCATAACAAATTGTATCAAGTGCTTCATTACGTTCTCTTATCTGTTTCCAGTACAAAGTCTTTCTACCTTTTACAAATTTAACAAATCTTTGCTCTGCTGTAAGTTGTTTAAAATACTCTTCATCCAGTTCACTTGCAAAGTGCAGAGTTGAGTAACCATATTCAACAGCAAGTCTAGAGTAAATGACTTCTTTAGCTGTATCACTTCCTACTGGGTATAAAATGTTATTTTCCTTACCAACTCTTGTTGGTTTACCTACAACAGTCTTTCCGCTTTGTGATTGACCTTTTATTGCAAATATCCTTCTACCTTTCTTGTTTTTAGTAAAAGCATAGACCATTTGTGTTTGGAAACCTGAGTCAATGGTAGTACAAGCTATAGTCATGGCTCTTCCTGCATGTGTTTTAAATTTAGTTAGCAAATATCTATCTAATTGATTCCAAACGTCTTGTTGACCTGTAGAACCATACAAAATCTTGTATTCAACCACCCACATCTCATAATTGTGCGAAAAAGCCACAACTTGACACTCAAGACGATCTTTTTGCACATCAACTCCGCATGTAAGCACTAATGCTTCATCAGGTATGCTTTGACCATCATAACTTTCTCTTCTTGATAGTAGTCCTTCTGCTTCTACAGCTTCTTCAGGTTCAGGTTCCCATGTCTCACCTAAACTGGTGTTTATAAATGTTTTTAACATTTCAGGTTGTTTCTTAGATTCTAAAAAGTTTTCTGCCATAGATGCCCAAGTGCTAAATACTGAGTAAAGCTCGTTAAGATGAAATCCTGCTGTTTTCTTGGTTTTTGTTGTAGCTCTCCATTCTCCATTCTTTAGCATCTTATGTTTTTTAGATTCCTCAATAACACATCCATTCTCTTCGCATGTATATATTGCAGTTTCAGGTTTATTATCTTCCCATACAACATTTGACCATTTTAGCGTTTGCATGTGACCACATTCAGGACAAGGGACATAGTAGTATCTTTTATCGCTTTCCTCAAAAGCAGCTTCAATACGAGATAGACCCTTTACTGTTGGTGTACTACATAAATAGATTTTGCGATTAAAGAAAGTTTGTGTACGTTTAGATGCTAACAATACTGGGTCACCCTCACTACCTACACTTGCTTCCATTCTATCAACTTCATCAATACATAGGATTCTTACTGCTCTACTAGCTACTGATGCAGCAGAATTAGAACCAACCATGTTTAGTGTAGTTCCGCCTAAAAACTTCTTTGATAATACTGTATTAGAGCTATCTTTGCTTTTTGAATCATTTAGTCTTGCTTTTAGCACTGGAGTATCTCTAAGCATGTTTGCTAGTTTTTCTTTACTGTAGGCTTGAGCCATTTGTAAAGTAGGTTGCATAACCAAAATTGGTGATGGTTGCATGTGAACATAGTAACCAACAACATTATTTAATATTTCTGTGGCGCCAACCTGCGCACTCTTTTGCCAAACAATACGTTCTATGTTTGGGTCGTTGAAAGCATCCATGATCTCTTTTTGGTATGGTGCATAGTCAGTTCTGTACTTTCCACTAATAGCAGATGATTCAGGTGATAAAAACCTGTAAGTATCTGCCCACTCAGATATCTTTAGTTCTGTCGGTGGTCTCCACTGCTTTTGTACTTGTTCCAGTACGTTCTGCATATTCTGTTGGTATTCCATCTCCTGATAACTCCTCTAATGCTTCATGAATACTATTTTTAATTAAACTTGATGCTTCATTGTAATCTTCTGCTGCTAATACTTGATGAGCAAGATTTGTTGGTATATTTAAAAACTTAGCATGTGCATTTGATACTAAGCCACTCCATGTGTCTCTAACTAGTGATGCAGGTATTAATTTACCTTCTAGCTGGTTAACTTCTAGCTCTGCTTTGTCTGCTTGAAACTTTTTAAGTCTTGTTGACTCTTCAACAATATCACCGCCAACACCAGTCTTTTTGAAGTGATTTTGGTTTTTTCTTAAATGTTCTAAATACTCACGTCGTGCAAACTCAATGTCTATTGGTGATCTGCCCTTATGTACTGTAATTACGCCGTTTTTAACGAGTTTTGTCACAGCTTGGGGTGAAATGAACAAATGATCAGCTAAATCCTTCTGCGTGGCCATACGTTAGCGTGAATAAACCTGTTTTTGCTGACCTTCGTCTAGAAAAATAAAAAAATCGCAACCTTCGATGCTTTCAGCCTTTAGTAAGGACCCGTTCATTTTCTAACCGCCTTCCTTATTTGTCTATCTAACTCTTTCTTGTAGTTATTGTTGACTACACCTATAGCAATCTTAAAGAAATCCAAGAACTTTCTGTGTTTAATAAATGGTTTAGATACAGCCAATAGTTTGAGCTTGTCTTTGCCTTCTCTCTTCCACAATGCATTGTTTGTGTAGAATATTTTCTTAGGTGCGTCAGCCTTGTTGCTTCTCTTACCGATAATATTACCAAACTTGTTTAGCCTTTCACCACCTGCTGATGTAACTGGTGCAAGTATAGATGACTTCTTAGCCTTCTCTATGCCACCCTCATATACATATTTGAGATACTTAGCTGCAATATCTTTAACAAAGATAAGAGCTGATAGATCATTAGCTTTAGCTCTAAACTTCTTAGGCATATCTACTGACTTAATAGTAAATGGTGTTGGTCTATCTAATCTCTTTTGTATCTGTGCCCTTTGTGCATTGACTACCTTTGCACCTACATTGTTGATAGCTTTAGCAGTTGCATCAGGTAAGTGTTTTCTCTTAAACAATCCCATCTGTTTCTTTAGTTCTTTCTCGTTAGTCTTTACGTTTATTGTTATTGTCATAGTTCCTCATAATGTGCTATCAACTTATCAATATACCATTTAGCCTTTTGTAAGTCTTGTATATTATTGCTGTGCTTCATACGATGTCTATGAATATACTTAATGGCTGAACCCTCTAAATAACTAGGAAACTCTGAGCCTAGTTGTTGTTTTATGTACTCAATGCACTCAACCTTGCCATTATTATAATGTGCTGGGCTGTGTACTGGGTCATGCTTTTTCTTTTTAATACTCATTTTTATTTTACTCCTTTTGTGTAATTTATTTGCCTTTGTTTGAAAAGACCACTCCAAAAACTTATCTATAATTTTATTCACCATTGTATTTATTTGATTTTCTTATGTTGTCTTTTGCCCATAAGGGTTGCAAATTATCTAAAGACCAACATTCTTTTATGTCGTTTATATCTTTTAAATTAAATAATGATTGAGGTTTTATATGGTCTATATGAATTTTTCCATTTCTAAAGTCTTTCCAGCTCATATCATTAGTAAATTGTTTTTCTAAATGATTTTTCAATTCTTCTTCCGTATAACCTAAAATATCAAAGTATTTGGTTTTTTGATTTTTTACTACAGATAATCTTATTGCATTATCTAAGTTTGGATATTTCTTTTTCTGTTTTGCAAGTTGATTCCTTAATCTTGCTTTTAAATTAAATTCAGTATCATACTTATATCTTATTCTGTGCATTAAAGTACTTGCTTTGGGATTATTTTTTTTAAGTTCTAACCAATCACTATCTGATATTTGATATTGTTTTTTGTAATGTGTTAAATCTTTTTTTATTGGTTTAGGATTAAACTTATTTAATTTTATTAAGAGTTTATTTAATTGTTTTTTATTACTTGCAATAATTTTTCTTTCTTCTAAACAATAAACCCATGTTTCATATTTTACACCAAGTTCTTTAGCCTTATCTTTACGCCTTTTAATTGTTGACCAATGTGGAAAACCATTCTTAATTCTTAGTTTTTTATTTTTTAAATTAATTTTTATCATGCATTCTTTACATTTATCTCTTAATCCTGATTTTGTTTGTTTACATTCATAGAAATAATCTAATGTATTTGGTTTCTTTTTCTTACAGTAAGTGCAAATCCTATCTGTCATCTTTCTTCCCTTCATCCTTCTTCTTCTTCTTTTTTTTCTTACCAAAGATAGCTTCATAGTTATCCTCATATTTCTTTGTATTCTCAGGACGTCTTGAACTACCTTTACCACCATGCCATTTAGTCATAACTTATCCTTTTAAAGTTTACTGACTTATCTAATTTGCTTAACAATTCTTTTGCTTTCATAAAGTCTGATGGGATGCATCTAAGTAATTCCTCTACACTAAAGATCATTATGTCAGGCTCATTCTTATGTATCTTGTTTAAGATTGGCTTCTCATCATCAGTATCACAAACTATTGCTGTTTTCTTATCAAAGTTAAAACATCTTGTATTGGGTTGTATTCTTGTATAACCACTCTCTTCACATTTCTTATTAAGAGCATCAAAAGCTCTATGCATCATTTCAACCATTTGTAATTTCTTTTTTACATGACCATCGTGCATTGTATCTCTCAATAACATCTCAGCTTTGCAGAATTTAATCTCAAACTTTACACCAACCATCTTAAATATTCTTTTTCTACTACCCCACCTAATATATGTCTCAGATTCATAATCTCTAAGCTCTTTTAGCTTTGTCTCTAAAGTTTCATCTAAATACGTTTTCATAAGTAAACTCGGAACATAGCAGGGAAGGGAAGGAAATATCTAAGATATATTTCCCTTCCTTCCTTGCTATTATATGTTTGCAGGGAATTAATTCCTTGTAAATTCCTTGTTAGTTCCTTCATAATTCCTTGTTAAACTTAGGCTCTAACTTAGAAAACTCTGCTGATTGGTAACCCAGCTCTTCATTATACTTAACATAACCATTATCTTTAAGCCAACCTAAAGCTTTACCAATAGTGTTAGTTTTCTTATCTTCACCATTTTCATCTTTTACTGTTAAATCTTTTGCCCAAAACCACTCTTCATCAGGTGCATTTTTGTTAGCTATATATGCTTCACGTTCTAATGCTTCTAGCACTATTTTCTTTGCATAAGTTATGCCTTTAGTTTTCTTTTCTATTCGGTGCTCTGTTTGTTTCAAATATCCTGATGTTAAGTTCAGTCCTTCGCCTTCTAATTGCACTTCATGGAATATAAAGCTCTTTTTAGCCATACCTTGCCCATCTTTATTTAATGTCTGCTCAAAAGATACAAGCATTTGCTCATCTTCAAAACCAGTAATATATTGATCATCCCTCTCAACTTTAAACTCATAATCTAACGATGCACCCATAACACTTGAACCTCTACCTCTAGATGCATTGCCATGTCCTGTATGATGCACTAAACATACACAGCACTTATATTTGGATATAAGCATATCTAATTTGTTAATAAAGTTACCCACATCTTCTGCTGAGTTCTCATTACCTACAAAGTTACGCTGAAAAGTATCTATTACAATCATACCTATCTCACCAACTTCAGCCTTTAAATCTTCTATCTCTTCCTCTAATGCTGCAAAATCGTCAGGGTCATTTATTCTTAATGCCTTATCTGATAGATACAAAGGTATGCCTGTTAGTTTATATGCATCTTGATCTAATGCTTTTAATCTACGCTTAACACCTCTTTGACCCTCACCACAAACATACATTACTGGCTTTTCATAAGCCTTATTACCATGAAAACTTCTACCTGCTGCAATAGATGCAGCCATATCAATAGCTATAAATGACTTACCACTTTTTGGTGCACCAAATATGCACATCAATGATTCTTTTTCTACAACGTCTTTTATTAACCAATCAGGATTATCTACCTGAGCCAATACCTCGTCAGCTCTTGTAAACTTTACTCTTTTCTTAGGCTTAGTCTCTTCACAACCTTCAACATACGTTTCTAGGTCACCTGACGTTGGAAAATCACCTCTAATATGTGCATCCCACAAATCATCTTTAGGTTCAAAATGTGATGGTGGAGTTACTACTTTAACTGTAGATTTGTTTTTAGTTAGCATGTCTGCTATTTCATTAGCACATTTAAAACCTGCTTCATCATTATCAGGAAATATCCAAACTTCTTTACCATACAAAGGTGACCAATCAGACTTTTTCCAACTATTAACGCCACCATGCCACGTTGCACAGTCGCCTTCATATATCTTTTGTGCACCTAATGTAGCCTTCTCACCCTCTGAGACTAAAATAGGCTTATCTGTATGCTCTGCTTTATAGTACAAAGGCATAATGCCTTCAGGTCTTTTTAATGACCAAGTACCATCTGCATTTTTACTAAATGGTGCATATTTTTGTTTGATTCTATGACCATCCTTAAACCTCATAACTGCAAAATTTTCTGTGTATCTGAGATAGACAATTGCTTGTCTTGCAAAATTAATCATGTCTTGTCTATCAAATGATCTTGCATTGCCCTTGTTAATGCCATTTGGGGGAGTCACACTAACACTGAGTAAGGAGTCAGAGGACAATGCTTGATCATAACCAAACTGTTTTAAAACTGTAGTTACATCTTCATTCAGATGCTTTATTAAATCTGTAACCCCACCACCAAAACCTTCTTCAAAGTTATAGAAAAGGCCTTTTTCTAGGTTAAGAACCATACTGCCATGAGTACCCCATCTTATTTCAGTGGATGAGATACTCTTAGGCTCACCTAGAAGCTGCTTTGCAACTTCAGGTGCTATTTTTACCCAATCAACAGACTGCATCAGAAAGGAATATCATCATCTGAAAGCTCAGATGTCTTTACTATCATGTCATTCACTTTATCTGCAAGACCTTCATTAGGTGATACAAAATCATCGTCTGCTGGTGCATCAGGGTCTATATACCAATCAGGTACTACATTGCCATCAAATCTATCTGCCCATTTACTAAACTTAAATGAAAGCTCTGATGAGCTACCCATGCCTACTTGTATGATTTTTGAACCAGTAAACTCTACAACTGGCAACTTGCCTTGATTGTTGGCTACGTCATGCCAAAACAGATCAAGTATTTTGTCAAAAGCACTAGTTTCAGCAAAAGAAAACCTTTGCCATAAATAAGCATGTTCTGCACCATGTGGCATAACCCAACAAGAAAAAGCTCTTTTCCATTCCTCGCTTGGTCTTTTTTCTGGAACAGTAAATTTGCTATCCCATTGATATTGAAAACCATCAGCCTTTGTATATCTACCCCAACCTGACTTAAAAGTTGCAGGGTCTAGCTGTAGATATTTAACATCAACCTCAGTTTCACCATTAGCATAAAACTTCTGACCCATTGTTTTGAATCCTAAGTAAATCTGCTGTTTATTTTCGGTACTACTCATACCTCCAAGAATACTCATATCATTTTTCTCCATTTAATGTATCGTTAAATCCTCGATACTGTTTATATAATTAGTTTCAAGTTGGGAATAACATCTCTCCTTAAAACCATGATAATCCTCATCGTTTATGATTCCTAAAAATTCACATGCAACTTGGATTTTATTGTAGGAATTCCTACAAAACTCTTCAAAATCTTCCTCAAATAAATAACTATTTAAGTCCATTCGCCTTTTGTACGACTTCATCTAACCTCTCACATACTTCTGATAGCGGACACATATAGTATTGTTCCCAATTCTTTTTATACCCACTCTCCATTAGATATAGAGGTATCACACACATAATTTTGCGTCTGTCATACTTATAAATTAAAACTGGTATTAAGTTATCGTTAGCACTCTCTACAGCTTGATTCCACCAGTCGTTTTTAAATACATCACTTCTGCCATTACCTTTGTATCGTTTACATTCTATTGCCAGATTACCCCAGTAAATGTCAGCCATGCCTTTTGTTTGGTATTGGTCTAGATTTCTTTTAACAGTCTCAGTGCTACCTTTAGATGCAAGATAAGTATTAATCTTTTTGCAAATAACTCTTTCAAAAGCTGCACCTTTTGTTCTGCTGTTAATTGGCATTTACTATGATCTCCTTTTTACCAGTATCGTGATAAGTAATAGTTAAAGTGTTACCTTGTTTTACTTCAGTATAACCAGCACCATTATTCACATGGATATACCACTCATCCCTTTCTTTGTTTAGCTTTAATCTTTGCAGCTCTACTATGTCTTTATACTGTGTCATAGCCTTTCTCTGCTTCATAAGTCACCATGCCAAGTTTAATTAACATCTGACTAGCTTGTTCTATTGTTAAGTTATTTTCTATTGCAAAGATTTTAATGTCTTTGTGTAGCTCTTCAGGAATCCAAAGTGCCTTTTTGTTTTTCTCATCCATTGTTTTGACTCTCCATATTTATATTAAAATTAATTTGATAATAAAGCAAAGCATTTATTACATCTTTAGTTAAAAACCTTATACTATCCATAAGGGCATTTGATAAACTCTCCATACTCTAAAATACTCTCATTATCTATTTGCCCTTACCTACAACACCAAGTCAATAACATTAGGACTATTGTAAATACTTAAAGGCTTACCCTTCTTGTATTCTTTAAAGTCCTCTAGATAGGTTTCCATTATTGACCAACCAAAGTCCATCTGTTCCTTTGTCATTCTAAATACTTTAGATGCATAAGGATAAGTCTTTTCTTGAGCTACAAACACAAAGTCAGTTACCTTATAACCAGCAGCTTCCATACCACGTCTATAGTATGCAGCTTGTAAGTCGTACCTAAACTTTTTAACTGACTTAGCAAAGGTGTAAGGTTCAACTGATTGTGTAGTTTTATAGTCAACTATAACTATCTCATCTTTAGAGTTAGGATTATCTAAAGGTGGACATATCAAGTCAGGTCTACATTTACACAACACATCATCTTCATACCAGTAAAAGCTAGACTCAGGAACTTTGCCTTTAGCATCAAGATAAGCATTACCCTCATAGATCATCT